ATCAAGACTGAAGAGGAGGCTCTCAAGCGCAAGTACAAGGCCGCTTGGGATGCCAACGATGCGGACGCGATGGCCGATATTCAGAAGCAGATGTCTCGGCTCGCGGTTGAGGAGCAGCGGCTAGTTGTGGCCAAGGCTCAGGCAGAGCGTCAGCGGGTGGTGCAAGAAGCACCATCGACAGAGCGTCCTGTCGCGCCGCAAGCAGCACCGCAGGTTGAGCCTGACCCCAAGGCACGGAGTTGGGCACAGAAGCACTCGTGGTTCGGAAACGACCGCCTGTTGACCGCAGCGGCGTTTGCGATTCACCACGAGCTCATCGAAGATGAAGGGTTTGACCCGAACACCGATGAGTATTACAATGAACTCGACCGTCGACTTCAGCGCGAGTTTCCGCAGAAGTTCCAGACGGCCAAAACGGGTGGAAGTCCTCAGGTCGCCTCTGCAGGCGCTTCCGCATCCCGCAGTACGGCAAAGCCGGGGCGCAGGACGGTCAAGCTAACTCCGTCGCAAGTCGCGATAGCGAAAAAACTTGGCGTTCCTCTCGAAGAATACGCCAAGTATGTGAAGGAGTAAGGGACATGACCGACAGAACGCCTCGCGCAAGCGAAACTCGCGAAACTACTTCGCGCCGCAAACCTTGGGCACCGCCCAGCCGCCTTGATGCCCCGAAGCCCCCTCCGGGCTATGTGCATCGCTGGATTCGGGTCGCAGTCCGTGGGGAAGAAGACAAGACCAACGCCTATCAAAGGCTGCGGGAAGGTTGGGAACCCGTTCGGGCTGACGAGTATCCGGAGTTTCATGCTCCGGTGATCGATGAAGGGAAGTACACGGGGATCATCGGAAATGGTGGTCTGATGCTGTGCCGTATTCCTATCGAGACAGCCAACGAAAGAGCCGCGTATTACGGGACCCGGGCCCGCGAACAGATGGTTGCAGTCGATGAGGACCTGATGAAGGAGCAACATCCTTCAATGCCGATCAGTCAAAGTCGGCGAAGTCGTGTTTCGTTTGGGGGCCGTGGGGCCTCCTAGTGTCAACCTGAAGGAGTAGTACCATGGCAAACGTCAATGTTGCCTTCGGTCTGCGCCCCGTGGGTGTTGTCGGCTCGGCGCCGAACAGCACGGGGACGACCGAGTACCGCATCGCTTCGACGAACACCAACGCGATCTATCAGGGCGCTCCTGTGATCCCGCTTTCCACCGGTTTCATTGACCGTGTGGGCGCGGCTTCTGGCGGCACTGTTGGTATCCTTGGCGTGTTCTGGGGCTGCGAGTACATCTCGTCCACGACCGGCAAGAAGACGTGGTCGAACTACTGGCCTGGCTCGGGCGCAAACTCGCTCTATCCGGTCCGCGCGTTCGTCTACGACAACCCGCTCCAGACCTTTGTGATCGCCACGTCGAACGTCAATACGTCGTGGGACACTGAAGCCGAACTGCGTGCTGCGGTGTTCGCCAACGCGAACTTCGCCGGTGCCCAGTCTGGCTCGACGATCACTGGCATCTCGTCCGCCACGCTTGACGTGCAGACGATTGCCGACACCAACACGCTGAACCTCCGTATCATGGGTATCCAAGAGGATCCCGAGAACTCGGACTTCTCCGTGGCTGGTATCCCCGTCATCGTTCGTCTGAACAACCACTACAACTCGCCCAACGGGTCGATTGCTGGTGGCACTGTTTCGACGACTGGCGTCTAAGGAGGCGGAACAATGGCTATCTCTCGCGCACAACTTGCGAAAGAGCTGGAACCCGGCCTCAATGCCCTCTTCGGCATGGAGTACGCTCGGTACGAGAACCAGCATGCGGAAATCTACACCACCGAATCCTCGGATCGTGCATTCGAGGAAGAGGTTATGCTCGCCGGGTTCGGTACCGCACCCCTGAAGCAGGAAGGTTCCGCGATCAACTACGACGACGCGCAGGAAGCGTACACCGCGCGTTACAACCACGAGACCATCGCGCTGGCCTTCTCGATCACCGAGGAAGCCATTGAGGACAACCTGTACGACCGCCTTGGCAGTCGCTACACGCGCGCTCTCGCTCGCTCGATGGCCCACACCAAGCAGGTGAAAGCTGCTGCCATCCTGAACAACGCCTTCACGGGCGGTGCTTCGGCTGGTGGCGACGGCAAGGCGCTCTGCGCCACCGATCACCCGCTGACCAGCGGCGGTTCGTTCGCGAACAAGCCGACCGTTGATGCTGACCTGAACGAGACCTCGCTCGAGGACGCGCTCATCAGCATCGCTGGTTTCGTGGACGAGCGTGGTCTCAAGGTCGCCCTTCGCGGCATGAAGCTCATCATCCCCCGGCAGCTCCAGTTCGTTGCCGAGCGTCTGATGGTTTCGAACCTCCGCGTTGGGACCGCCGACAATGACATCAACGCCATCCGTTCGATGGGCATGCTCCCGGAAGGGTACGTCGTCAACGACTTCCTCACCGATCCGGACGCGTTCTTCATTAAGACGGATGCTCCCCGCGGCTTCATCCACTTCGAGCGCACCCCGCTCTCGACGAACATGGAGGCCGATTTTGACACAGGCAACATGCGCTTTAAAGCGCGTGAACGCTACAGCTTCGGATTTTCTGACCCGCGTTGCGTGTTCGGAACTTCTGGCGCTGCCTGATAAAACAAGGACTTAGGTCCGGTAAACCCCCGCTTCGGCGGGGGTTTTCTTTTGTCTTGACGTCTAGTTTTTTAGAACTATACTTGTATCGAAAGCTGGAGGTGTATCGATGAAAGAACCTGTTATCTACTGGATCAAAAACACGCTGAACGGAAAATTCTACGTTGGTAGTACTGTTCAGCGGTATGTTCGCTGGAAAACACATCGCACTAAACTGCGAGCAGGCACTCATCATTGCGCTCATCTTCAAGCGGCGTGGAACAAGTATGGAGAAGCGTCGTTTGAGTTTAAAGTGATTGAGCACGTCGTGGACGTGACGGAACTTCAGGCTGCGGAGGACCGGTGGCTGTCGCAGCATGTTGGAAAAGAGCACTGCTACAATCACGGGTACAGATCTGGCGCGCCGTGGCGCGGAGTTCCTTCAGAAAAACATCCAAGCTTTGGCAAGCGTTTGACTGACGATCAAAAGCAAATGCTTCGCGAAGCTACCCTTGAGCAGTGGAAAACCTCCGACCCGCGCACGGGCCGTAAACACAGCCCCGAGACGATAGAGAAGATCAAGGCCAAGGTCCACGCTGCGCTATCCGAGGGCCGTGGGGGTAAGTTCATCCCATCCGAGGAAACGAGAGCCAAAATGTCTGCCTCCTTGAAGGGGAACCAGAACGCGAAGGGCCATGTTCGTTCTGAGGAGCACCGGAGAAAGCTGTCTGAGGCTCAGATGGGCAATCAGCACTGGGCGGGCAGGAGCCACAGCGAGGAGTCGAAGTCGAAGATGGGGCAGGCGGTCAGGATGATTTCACCGGAAGGTGAGGTCACAGTGTACCCGAGGACGACGGCGATCAAGGAACAGTTGGGGATCTTTTTGCCGACGATACTGCGGTCAGTTAGAAGCGGGAAACCACTGACAAAGGGGCCATATAAGGGGTGGCGTTTTGAGTACGTCTAGGCTACTCTTCCCTCACTACCTCCCTGTCTGGTAAACTAGGCCCCTGCGTAGCGGGGGCCTTTCTTTTTCCAATGCGGCGTTGTATGATTTGGCATCCCTGACAGCGGCATGGTGCCGCTGACACTCGCCACGACAGGAGATATCCATGGCGAATACGACCTTCTCGGGTCCCGTCCGTTCTCAGAACGGCTTTCAGACCATTAGCACGAATGCTACCACGGGCACTGTCACCGTTCTCAGCAAGAGCGCCGCGGCCATCGCCAATCCCGCCGCTACCGGCGCGGGGATCGAGGGCAGTGCTGCGGTGTACGAGACCTCGGTGAAGACCGAGAACGGCATCGTCACCACCTCGATCATGATCGATCTGACCGGCCTCCAGTCTGGCGGCACGGCGGGCGACATCATCGGCAAGAACGGCTCGGGTGTGGCGTACATCGCGCGCATCACCACGGCCGACAACGGCACGGTGTTCGGTGTTAAGATGACCTGCTTCGAGGCCCCTGCGGGCGGCGACACGGACATCGACCTCTACTCGGCTACCGAGGGTACGGGCGTTGAGGACGTGGCGATCTCGACCCTGACCGAGACGCAGATCATCAACTCGGGAACGCTGTCACTCGGCACCACGGCGTTCGGCACGGACATCGCGGCGGACCAGTACCTCTATCTGGTTGGCCAAGGCACGTCGAACGCTGCCTACACTGCGGGTCGTCTTCTGATCGAGATCTACGGCTACGCCTGATAGGAGGGCCAAATGGCCGGATCTGACGTAAAGGCGAAGTACATCGTGGCGGATACGACTGCTGCTGACGCTGACGGGGTCTGCCAGTCGCAGACCCCGGCTGCAGGTGGCGTGCAGAACCTGACCATCAACGGTGCGCTGGCTTCTGGCGGCGTTGCGACGTTTGTTGCGGCGCGGCTTATCACGATCACGTCTGCTGGTGCGGACAGTGGTCGGACGTTCACGGTGACGGGAACTGACGTCAACGGGAACGTGCAGACCGAGTCGATCACGGGTCCTGCGACGACCACGGTCACAGGCACGAAGTACTTCCGCACGGTGACGCAGGTCAGTGTGGACGCCAACACGGCGGGCGCGATCACGGTTGGCATGGCGAACAACTCGCTGGACGTGGTCTACGCTGGGCGGGCACGGGTCCGTGGGGTGTACCTGATCCACACGTCGACCGCAGGTACACTTCCGTTCCGCAATGGCGGGGCGACTGGGACGGCAATGTTGACTGTCCCGACTCCTGCTTCGGCGAACAGCACGCGCGATGTGGTGATCCCTGACGAGGGGATCATGTTCGAGAATGGTGCCTACATCACCTACACGGCGGGCACGACGGTGTTTTCGAGCTTCACCGCGCTGTACAACTAGGGTGAGCCATGTCGGTCTACGATATCAGATCGATTTCGCAGGTCGGCACGGTAGAACCGTTTGAACTGCAGGTGTCCCGGGGCCAGATCCCGGGACACCGTTCTGTTTCTGTATTTGGCTACAACCCTGACGTTGACACGACTAGGGTAACAGTGTGGCCATACACGGGCATTCTTCCGCTTATACCTGTCGCTGCGCAACTAAAGGTCAGTTCGTCTAACGCGAACGACACTGCGGCAGGGACTGGCGCAAGAACGGTCTTTGTTGCTGGTTTGGACGCGAAC